CGGTCAGCCCGTATTTCCGCAACCCATAAATGATCCGAGCCTTGGTCCCTGGCTTGGGGACAGGCCAGCCATCGTCGTCGCGTGGTCTTGTCATCATTCCTCTTCTCTTTGAATCACTTCCCTCGCCTCTTTCATCCCAATTCCCAACGACTTTGCTACTTTAATCACAAAAGCATTCTTCTTCCGGTACTCTCTCATTCTTGCGTTGTACACTTCCCGTTGTTCTGGAGTCCGATTCCATTGACCATTAGTCCAGGTGGCTTTCTTTGCAAGATATCGGTTACGGAAATACTGACTACGATCTGCCATGAGCTTCTAACACATCTTTCCAACTTTCATAAGCCTCGCCTTCAGGATCTATCCCGGTTAAGTCCTTGCCAAACAATCTCGCGACTCGCATGATGGCGTTGTGATGTTTTTCTTTGATGAGCACAGCCATCAATCCCGCACACTGCTGAGGTTTATCACCTTGCCGTTTGCGACTGTCGTTGAAGTATTTGTACTGAACTGTCTTGTGGCACTGGAAAGCTGTCGCAGTCTTTATTTCTTCTAAGCGTTCAGCGTCAAGCTGAAACAATTCGCCTTGGCCCTTACGAAAAGGGCACGTGACGCATGGTCTTTTCAAATCAAACATCACGTGTCCCTTTTCATCCTCCCGGTTACGTCAAGTCTACGTTGTCACCAATCTCAACTAACACGTCACCGAAGGTTACGTCCCGATCTTCGTTACACGCCTTCAGCCACGCACTATACGCATAACTGTTGAGCTGGTCTGCTTTTCCGTTTGATGAATGCCAATCCGTCCCGATAGATGTGAGATATTTAGCTGCGGCGCAGATAGTATTGTCACTATAGAGAAAGGGCTCATTCTTCGGTTGTTTTTCCAACCACTCCTTGAATCCTGCGAGTGATGGTAAGTCCCAGTTGGGGTTATTGAGCATTGGTCCATTCTCCTTTAGTTGCTTACTTCGTATTATACCACAGTATGCACGCGAACGCTACTGTGATGGTAGCAACTCCTCGACAGCGATCATATGCTCGGATAATTCAATCACTGCTTGTCGTCCATCCTTTTCGGCTTCTTTAAGTAGTAGTGGATACCCGCTATCAATCGACGCCTTAACCTCATCCCGGTTAGCAGTGCGACTTTCGCAGAACCACCAAATGTCTTCTGGATTCCCTATTCTGATGAGCCACTCTTTTTCTACGCCAGTGCGGAATGGTGTATATTCCAGCGTAGTCCACACGGCTACCGCGCCTGGATTTCGTTCGATCATAAGACCAGGAGGGTTAACCGCTCCTATATCTTCCAAGTCCTTGGGGTTGCGTTTCATACGCGGCTTAGTCAGGAACGGGCACGCAGTCGCGGAGAAGATCGCACATTCAAGATGACACGGCGGCTCTGATGTTGTTCTGGTCACCGTACACATTGGACCTATCACAAAGCTCATGTACTTGCCGAGCTTATCCCCACAAACCCAACACAGATGCTTCTTGACCGCGATGGCACGCTTGTAATAATCAGCAATCCTGAAGTCTCTCGTACCATCCGGCATAGTCTGAACAAACCAGGGAATTGGGAATCCCCTAGAATCTAGTGGGAGATGCTTCATATGTGGTGGAAGTGGCGGTAGGTCCGCCCGCAGTGAATGCTCAGTCATGTGTCCTCCTTTACCTTTGGCGTGACATCTTCGAACTGAAACAGACGACTAGACAGTTCGGACTTAAAGTTTCCGAACTCTACCGTGCGTAAAGTGAAGTTGCCACTGAGTTGCCACGTTGTCCCCTCCCGGTTAGTCACGTATAACTGACAGTAGACATGAGGCACTCCTGGAGCTTTCATGTATTGAATTTTGAAAATGGTCATGCAGCCTCCTTTGGGAACCGACAGTTTGGGCAACGATGCGTCCATTCATCACTGCTCCAGAATGGAGGCAGGGCCGTCCACCCCTCCCTTCGTAGCACTTTCACGGCTAATTGAAAGTCATCTGTAGCCGTGTCCAATGTTTCATGACAGTTGTCGCACTCAAATTCAATCAGACCCTTGATCCAATGGAGCGTCATGCACTATCCTCCTCCGTTCATATTCAGTCAGAACAGCGTTTTCCACGTGGCAATACAACTCCTGGTCAAATATAGGGTCATAAATTCCGTGTTTCTCTATAAAGTCAACAAGTGCCAGGACCTTGGCGTATGAAACACCAAGTTCCTGGGCTATGGAGAAGTAAGGAAATGATAAACTCATGTATCCTCCGTTGAATCAACCTCGTCGAACCAGCTAATGAATTCGTTGAGGGTTGTCCTATCTTCTTCGCTTGCAGCCTCGACCAATGCTTTTCTCTTTTCATTGTATGGCCCATCTTCGTTGACTATATCTCCTAGTAGATCAAAAAACTGCTCAAGCTTTGCCTTGTTCATGGACTTCCTCCTTCTTGGGGTACGTGACCCCTTTGCCGAATTTCCATTCGAAGTTCGTGCAGTCGCCGCCGTCGGTGATAATCACCCGGTTAATCACTCCTATCAGTGCAGCGGGTCGTTCAGTATAGGACTTTGCAACAGTGACTGCTTCTTCAGCACTAACGTAACGGCGCACATATTCATATGTGTCGTTTGGATAGAATATGCACACTGAGAATTCTTTTTCGTTACTCATTTGTTATTTCCCCAATCTATTGGAGGTAATCTTATGGGTTTTGGGACCATGGGCTGGGGCTCTTCTGGCTTTGGCTCTTCTGGCTTTGGCTCTTTGGGCTCTTTGGGCTTTTCGGGCTTAGGCCATGATGTTTGTTTCGGCTGCGGCGTCGTTCGCGGCGGTGCAGGTCGTCCTACCGGTCGAATCGCCCGTGTGCTAGGAGGCGCAAACGATGATATTTCATCCAGAAGCTTTTGACCTTTGGATGGAGGAGTCATGTGCTGTTGCTTCGGCATCATATCTGGAGTAATTTTTTCTTTATTGGTGACTTGCACAAAGCAGATCGCATACCCAATCATGGCCCCGAAAGCAAATCCACCTATAGCAAAGACCCCTGCTAAGATTGCAATGTTCATCATCGCTTGGCCATTCTCATTGTTTCTAGTGATGTGTCTGACCAAGCCCATTGATCAATTTCTTTAGCAAGGGTGACCAATGTTTCAAACTGGTCTGTGGTGTCTTCATTGAATAGAGAACGCACAATGTTTCTGTAGTGTCGTGCTCCGGCAAAGAACACTGATCGTAGAAGTGCTACTGTTTCTGGTGTCATTTCTGGCATTTCAGTCAGTAGCTCTTGCCAGCCGTCCTCGATCGGAGTATCATTCATTATGAACTTTCCACTTCTTTCTTGAGATGCCCTTCTGGAGCGATGTTGTCTAATTTGATGATGTGGAGTGTAAGAAATTTTTCATCAGAACTCCAGAATACTGAATCCCCATCATTGAGGTCTAGTTCTCTGACAATGTCTACTGGAATAGTCACTACAAGACTATTCCCACTTTGCCGGATGTTACTATGTCTTGATAATGCTTTACTCATGGTCTTCTCACTTATTCCTCAGGTTTGTTGATGTAACGTTGGTGATTAATTTTTTACTTGTCAACTGCTCCGGGTTGTGGTAAGTCGGAATTCCTAACGGACGCAGTGCTCTTTGCAGTGATGCTTTGTGCCACGTCGCGTTAGCGGACTCCTTTAAAAGCTGTCGCTTTTCAAAGGAGTGATTTTGTATTATGTCAAAATCCAATGAGCCTGATATCACCTTCCCGGAATCAGCCCACGAATATAACGATCCGGACCTTTCTCCCAAAGAGTTTCTGCTGGCCATTATGCGTGACCAGCGGTTGCCTGTCCCTACGCGCATGGAAGCAGCAGCCAAAGTCGCTGTGTATGAGCATCCCCGGTTAGCGCAGACGAACCAAGACATTTCTGGTGGTCTTAGAATCGTTATCGAAGGTGGATTGCCTGCTCTTCCCGGAACTGACATTATCATGCCGAATCTTAACCGGGAACCACTGGCTAAGAAATCGAATGGGTCAGGGTAAGTTTCTGTGTACATTGTGGTATAGTACCACGTGAAGTTTAAAAATGCAAACATCACATAGTATTCATGTATCCGCGCCTGTTGGGTCCTCCCTGTGCATGGTGCGGCTAGGGGAGTCGGTCGGCTGTGGCAGCAATCTCACAACCGACTCCCCGTCCATTTGGGTTTAGTCTATGAACGTACATGTTGAGTCTTCTATACGAACTATTGGTCTACCAAGATTTCATCCTGGACAAGTTAACGCTTTTAATATTCCAGCTAGATTTAAAGCTTTGCGTTGTGGACGACGTTGGGGTAAGACAGCATTTTTGAAGACCATCGCTTGCGATTTTGCAATGAGAGGTGCTCTGGTCGGTTGGTTCGTACCAAACTATCGGTATGCGAGTGAATCATATACTGAAATCGAATTAATTCTTGATACTTCAATTGTTTCTAGTTCACGTAACTTAGGAATCATTAATACAAACACTCAAGGTCGAATTGAAATTTGGACTTTGGAAGATGAAAAGGCTGGTCGATCGCGACGTTATCATCTTGTTATTATTGATGAGGCTGCATTCACCAAGCCAAATATGACTGCAATTTGGGAAAAGGCAATTCGACCTACGTTACTGGATTATAGAGGAGCAGCTATTGTTGCTAGTAACACAAATGGAATCAATGAAGAAAATTTCTTTTGGCGGATATGTAGTCTGCCCGAGTATGGTTTCAAAGAGTATCATGCACCTTCCCATTCTAACCCTTTCCTACCCGCAGATGAACTGGCTCGACTCGAGACAGATAATCATCCACTCGTATATGCCCAAGAGTATTTAGCTGAGTTCGTTGACTGGTCAGGTACATCATTCTTTTCCCTGGCCAATTTGCTGACAGAAAATAGACCTGAATCATTTCCTAAGCGATGTCTGTATGTCTTTGCGACTATGGACACGGCTGTCAAAACAGGTAAAGAAAACGATGGCACTGGAGTTATCTATTGGGCCTATGAAAAACTTGGTGAAGAGCATTGGTTAAAGATTGTTGATTATGAATATATGCAGATTGAAGGCTCAATGCTTGAAATGTGGCTCCCGGTTGTGTATCGTAATTTGGAGGAGTATGTTGTTAAATGTGGAGCCAGACTTGGGTCCAGGGGGTGCTTTATCGAAGACAAGGCCAGTGGTTCTATTCTTATACAACAGGCCAGACGACGAATGTTGCAAGTTGGCGAACTTCCCCACAAGCTTACTCAGCTCGGGAAAAGCGAAAGAGCGATAAACGTCAGTGGCTACGTTTTCAGAGGACAAGTAAAAATCCTCGAGACAGCGTACGATCGTGTAATGACGTACAAGCAAGTCACCAAGAACCATTTACTTGGTCAAGTCCTCGCCTTCCGTGTTGGCGATGTTGAAGACCGAGCAGATGATCTACTAGATGCTTTTACCTATGGTGTCGCCATTAGCTTGGGTAATTGGGAGGGTTTTTAGTGGTTATTACAGATGTTGATGTTGGTTTTTATGATGTATTGGTTCGTGACACTGGAGGCGAAAGTATAAGTCTTCAGTTTCAATTCAAGTGAGCAATGAGGTCATTAAATGGCAGTTTATGCTGTGGACTCTACAAAGGCTGGCACGTCGCTTGTGGCAGCTACTGGAACAATAAGCGGGATCACGGCGGCGGCTGCACCAGTGATCACAGACAAGGATACGCAGATTTGTTTAACGGATGGACCTGGAGGTCCTATCTTATACGCTGCGACTCTATTGGGTCTGGTGTTTCTGTTTGAACCAAGACCGGGGGTTGCTCTTACTCCCGGTACAACTGCTCCAGTTTTTCCAAGATCACTTGGTATATCAAAATCATATAAGAATGGTGTCTATGTTCAAAGTTGCCCGACAGGAATTTCACTCTCAGTAACAGCAGCATAGAAAGAACTACTGTTCCTTATAATGTAGCGAATGGGATTATAGTAGAGCCTCCTCTTACAACGAGTGAAGATGCACAGCCGGCGAAATAAGGAGTCTTACTAATGGCCTTTCAATATGGGACGACGTTACGGAACAATCAAGTTTCGCAGCTTCAATCCACAATCGGTGCCAGTGGCGTTTTAAAGATATTCAGTGGAGCAGAACCTGCGAACTGCGCTGCTGCTGATCCTTCGGGATTGCTGTGTACTATTACACTCCCGGCAACTTTTCTGACTAGTTCTGGTGGTGTTACCACGATTGCTGGATCATGGACCGCGAATGCAAGTGCTACTGGAACTGGAGCATGTTTCCGTATGTATGATGGTTCTGCGGTGTGTCATATTCAAGGAAATGTCACGACTGATTTGGTGCTGAATAACACCAGTATTGTGTCTAGTCAAACAGTGACGGTTACTTCGTTTACTGTCACTGCTGGGAATGCTTAATATTTTACAGAGTTGATTCTTGGTTGGTAGATGGTTGCTGTAGGAAATATAGGAGCAATAGCTAATACTTCGGGTGCGACACTGTCCCTGACTGGTGTCGATGTTGCATCTGGGTCAACCATCGTTGTAATAGTACAGGAGCAAAACACTTCCGGACTAAACGGTACCATTTCTGATGGTGTCAATACGTGGACCTTGCAGCTATCAGCAGCTCTAAATGGAGGTTTTGCCAACGGCAACGGCATGATGTTCACCGCTGAGAATGCGTCGCTCAGTGGCGGAACAATTACCTATACCAAGAAAACGAGTGGTGTTGCTGCTGGTATGACGGCCATCTATGTGACCGGCGTTCCACAACAATCTGTTGTTGCTGGTAGCGGTAAAACTCGTGTTGGGTCTGGCCGTGGACCAGGAATAGATACAGGGATTGCTCAACACGATCTTGCTGTTGGTGGAGTCTGTATTCAAGGTGGAGGTGTTACCTTCACACAAGCGAGTGATGGTCCTTGGATTTCTCCACCAAATGCGGATAGTGCAAATAGAACCTTTGGCGGAACACAACGCGCTTACAAAAACAATCCTTTATACGATCCATCGTGGAACATTGCAAAAAACTACGCGGCGTTTGTTCTTGCAATCAAATCTTCAGTCTCCTGCACACTGGATCTTACACAAGAAGCGCAGACACTTTCTTCGGTCGTCACTGTTGATATTGTCGGCACGCTCGGCCGTACACAAAGCAACAATACGATTTCGGCAATAGTTAAGGTCAGTGTAGAAGGAACACTTGCTTGTACTCAAAGCAATAATACGATTTCTGGTATAATCTCTGCCATTAGTGCCGGTATACTCGGTATCACGCAAACGGCTGAAACATTAGTTTCAAATGGAATAGTTTCTGTTCGTAGTACATTAGGAATCACACAATCTGTTAACACATTATCTGCTACTGGATCGTCATCCATTTTGGGGGCACTAAGTACTTCTCAAGCTGCTAACATTCTTTTATCAGTTGGTAGGGTTACTGTAGAAGGTATTCTTAATCTAACCCAAGCTAATCACACTATTTCGGCTCAGGGCAAAGTTGATGTAAGAGGTTTATTAAGTACTACTGAAGCTGATGACACGATATTGGCATCTGGAAATGTCCCCTTTCCTGGTCTTGCTGGTTCTCTTAGTATCACGCAAGTTGCACAGACTTTATCAGCCACAGGTAAGATTCCTTATGTAGGTATTCTTAATCTTACACAAGATAATGAAACTTTTTCTGCTGATGGAAATGTTATAGTCAGTGGTACTTTTAATCTAACGCAAGCAAATGAAACCTTTTCAGCCGGTGGAAGAATTATAGTTGGTGGTGATTTACTTCTTACACAAGCAAATGGAACTTTAGTCGCTGCGGGGAAAATCTTAGTCAGTGGTGTAGTCAGCGTTATACAAGAAAATGAAACTTTATCGTCTACTGGTTTTGTTGCTATTCGTGCTACGCTTAGCATCATACAAGTTGCAGAAATATTATCAGCAGACGCTACTCTCACTGCTAGTGGCACTCTAAATTCTTCTCAGACTGCACAGACTCTTTCGGCAACCGGTGCAGTTCTTTTTGGTATTGTTGGTAATCTTTCTGTTCTTGAGGATTTAGATACAGTAGATATTTCTGGGCTAATTACTGGATATATTGGTGCATTGAATGTTGTTCAAGAAGATCACACATTAGATTCTGCAGGTTTGGTGGTTGTTCGTGGTACACTTAATACGATACAAGCTGCTGAAATCTTATCTGCAACTTCTGTTGTTAATGTTTCTGGTAATCTTGTTGTAATTCAGACAACCCAATCATTTTCAGCTATTACTAGAGTTACGGTTTCTGGTGTATTGAATGTTACGCAAGCGGCAAATACTCTAGCTTCAACTGCAACTGGTCCAGCTTTTGCTGCTCTTACTGTTGCGCAAGCTGATCAAATAGTTTCTGCTTTTGCTGCGGCTCTTGATGGACCAGAATGTAGGCTTCATAAGGTACAAGAAGATCAATCGATTTCTGCTTACATTCCGGTTGTAGTAAGCATCGGATTAGGAAAAAATACAACAGACTGTATAGATTTAGCACAAAAGATGTTGGAAGGACAACTTGAACTCTCTGGTGAAGAATCTCTGCCAGATCCGCCTCCAGAATGGATTACTAATTTTTCAAGAGTAGTGAAGTCACAACCCTTGTTGATTAGACCAAGAAAATTGATGGGAACGCAGTTATTAGTGAACACATATCATATGAAACCAATCGGGAAACCTAAACCTCCCAAACTATACTTGACAAAGGTAGCCTAATCTCATAGGAGAATTATCATGGTTACAGTTACAGATGCAGATGTGGGGCAAGAAGCTGCAACTGAAGGAGTGCTGGAAGGTATTGTTATGCTGACAGCACCAACTCAATACGACAATGATTATTTTTGTCTGATGGATGGTGATGTAATTCTTTTCAATATTCATGTGGCTACAAGTGCTATCGGTCCTGGGAGTGTTCTTCTAGCTGATGGGACTATTAGCTATCAAAAGTTGACATTAAAAAGTATTCCTAAGGGAAGTAGTTTTGAACTTACAATGGCTCTTCCTCCTGTTCTTTCTGTTCTTGTTCCTGATACTGCTGTTTCTGGTGATCCAGACTTTACGCTATCTTGTACTGGAACTGGATTCACTAAAGGGACAGTTATCAAGTTTGGTAGTAATGATGAACCTACGACTTTTGTTTCGGATACAGAAGTAACTACAGGCGTGAAGCCATCTCTCTTTGCTCCGGCTGTAGTCCCGGTATCTGTACACACTGGAACATTAACTTCAGATCCATTGGATTTTACTTTTACGGAACCAGTTGTTGAAGATACTTATAAGGGTTGATAATGGACTGTGTATTGATGACACAACAGATGCAAAGTGGGAGGAACAGTTTGCGTGTTACTTCTACTTGTATATCCCCATTCTGGATGTCTGATCTTGCAAGATATGTACGTTCACAACCATTGTTGATGAAGTCCGGTGGAACATCAGAGTTTCTAGCTCATACGTATCATTCAAAACCAATTGGACAGCCAATATCTCCTGTTCTATCTGTTAGACAAACGTATCACTCGAAACCAATGGGAAGACCAGGATTCCCAATCTTGGCTACAAGAGGTTCTCTTATTCCGGTTTAATGCATGACGACTATTTCCAACGGCGTGATTACTACAACTCCCGGTAATGCTCTGCAAGAGCTGCTGGTAGCTCCTGATATTGTGCCTGGAGATGTTGTTAGTTATCAAACATGTAAAGAAATCTATCTCTATCACCCACTTGGGGCACGAATTGCTGAAGGACCAGTTTCACTAGCTCTTTCACAGAAACGAGAAATTAAAGTTCCGAGTAGTCCTAATGAAAAATGTGCTGATGCTTTCAGGGAGGAATGGAAAAGTATGGGTTGTGATTTTCTAGTTCACAACCTTATTACCGTGAGTAGGATTTATGGGATTTCATCTATTGCGATGTTGATAGATGGAGTTAAGAGTAACGATAAAATTGATTTTTGGGACCTTCCTGATCTCAATATTGCTTTTAATGTTCTTGATCCTCTTAACACATCTGGGAGCTTGGTACTTAATCAGAATCCCAACGCCATGGATTTTATGAAGTATTCGCAGATAGCAGTTAGCGGAACTTCTTATCATCCTTCTCGTTCGGTTACAGTGACAAATGAAAAGCCGATTTATTTGGGGTATACAACTTCTGCTTTTGGTTTTGTGGGTCGTAGCGTTTATCAACGTTCTTTTTACCCTCTTAAATCGTACATCAAAAGCCTTATTGCGGACGACTTGGTTGAAACTAAAGTCGGTGTTTTAGTTGCCAAGATCAAACAGCCTGGAAATTTCGTCGATAATATCATGGCTTTTGCTGCTGGTTTCAAGCGATCTCTTGTAAAAGAGGCTGAAACCGGGAATGTACTCAATATTACGCCTGATGAGGACATTGAATCCCTTAATATGCAGAACTTAGAGGGTCCTCATGTTCTTGCGCGTAGAAATATTCTCGAAAACATTGCAAATGCGGTCGATATGCCAGTCAAACTCCTCACTCAAGAGTCTTTCGCAGAAGGTTTTGGAGAAGGATCTGAAGATGCGAAAGCCGTGGCGCGCTACATGGACCGTCTTCGGGAGACGATGGACCCTGTATATCGATTCTTAGATCGAATTGTAATGCATCGGGCATGGAGTCCATCATTTTTTGAGTCTATGAGAGTGCAGTTTCCTGAGTATTACGGGAAAATACCATATAAGGAAGCCTTTTATCAATGGTTGAATAGTTTTCAAGCTATATGGCCTTCGTATTTGCGCGAACCTGACTCTGATCAGGTCAAGGTTGACGACACAAAAATGAAGGCAGCTATCTCGATTTACCAAATTCTTCAGTTTGATTTTGATCCAGAGAACAAAGCACGACTGATTGCATGGATTGCTGATGCTGTCACAAACAATAAGCTCCTATATTCGAGTCCATTAAACCTTGATTATGAGAAATTACTTAAACAATTGAAGCAAGATCATAAATTTAAGGTAGACCAACAAAAAGCGGGTTTGGAGCCTGAAGAAAACGTACCTGATTTCCCCAAAGTTAAGATGGCACGCGCTGATTCTGGTGAAACAGGCGTAATTCAGCTTCTTGAGCATTTGAAAAATGCCGCTAAATAGTGAAATTGCAAGTTCTTTAACGTATTTGCGGAAGAAATACAGAGTTTCGGAGCGCGATTTGGTTGCTTTAGCGAAAAAATTGCAAGTTGAACCAGAAAATGAAGAAACTTGGGAAGAAATCACTCGGAATTACCTAAAACAGCGAAGAATTAGACAATTAAGTAGAGCAACAAGATAATGCCTCTCACTTCAAAAGGCAAAGAAATCAGGTCTGCTCTTGTTAAAGAGTATGGTCATGATAAAGGCCGACAGGTTTTCTACGCTATGAAGAATGAAGGTAAGATTACTGGTGTTGATGATGCTCACATCGCTCCGCATCTTAAGGGTATTATCACGAAATTACGTGATGGTGCGATTGCATTGACAGCTAGGATGGATGCTTTCCAACAGCAACAACATCAGCGTAAACCTAAAGACGTAAAGCCGCGTACCAAGGATGGAATGCAACCGTCTAATCCACATCCTAAGGAAGTTGGATGACTACTGTCGCGGCAGGAATTCTTTTTAAATCTCCGAATGGGCGTATATTGCTCTGCCGTCGTACTGATGGGCTGGGGTGGTGTACCCCTGGAGGAGTGCAGAAAGATGGAGAAACCATCGAATCTTGTGCTGTTCGAGAATGTCTCGAAGAAACAGCCTATAACCCCGGACATGCTGGAAAATTACTTACTCGCCGTATCAGAGATGATGTTGATTTCACAACTTTCTTATATAACTGCGACGATGAATTTACTCCAAGGCTTAACCACGAACACGATGCTCATGTCTGGATTAATCCGGACTACGCGACTACATTAAGTCTTCATCCTGGTGTAATTATTGCTTTGCGTAAGATGAAAGGAATGAATGAACTGGAGCTGGCTGAAGCAATAAAGGATGGAGAACTTGTATCACCACAATATATTGAAAATATCTGCTTGGTCGATATGCGGATCAGTGGTACTGGATTTAGTTTCCGACCTAAACTCAATGAGTGGGTCTATCGGCGTGATACCATTTATCTCTCTCCTGAGTTTCTGCGTCGTTGTAGTGGTATACCTATTATACTTGATCATCCGAGCTCGCAAATTCTAAATTCCGATGAATTTTCTAAGCGTGTTGTAGGAACGATGTTCATTGCGTATATTAAAGGAGATGAAGTTTGGGGAATAGCAAAGATCTATGACAAAGGCGCAATGGTTGCTATTGTCAACAATCAGTTATCTACTTCTCCTAGCGTTGTTTTCAGAGACCCTAAAGTCAATTATAATTTGGAAATGGAAGATGGAGCTAACCTTCTGGTTGAAGGTAATCCAAGCTTTGTCGATCATTTAGCTATTTGTGAAAAAGGTGTATGGGATAAAGGTGGTGATGCCAGCGGTATTCGTATTGATAATGATTCTGAAGCTTCTGGTCAATTGACTGAACAAACTGTCACCGCAAAGAAAGATATGAGTGAGTTACCGGCTCCATCACTACCTCCTCAAGGAGTTAGTGATGTTCCAGCAGGACCGATGCAAGGTATTCCACCCGGTTTAGCTGGACTTGCTGATGGGTTGAATAGGTTTACAGATCGACTTGCTAGTTTCATGGCAAGGAAGGATTTAATGGTTCGCTGAGTCGCGCGGCGTCTCGCGATAAACGAAGCCTGCAACATAGGAGATTAACATGGCAGGAACTGTGAGCGTCGACGCACTTCTAGCCGACGCGGTTTCGAAGATGGATGCTCTCAACAAGCGCATGGACGCACTTGAAGTGGGCGAAAAGAATATCATCAAGGGAGATGATGATGATGACGACAAGAAGTCAGACGGTGCGGGCGCAAAGGCTCGTGGGGACGACGATGACGATGATGACGGGAGCAAAAAGGATGGCATTACCGCTCCCAAGACGAGGATCAAGGATGACGACGGCGATAAGAAAAAGGATGATGCAAGCGTCGCTGCGGCCAAGGTGACAGGCGACACCAAGAAGGCCGACACCAAGAAGGCCGACGCCAAGAAGGCCGACGCCAAGAAGGCGGATGACGGCGAACTTGAGATCAAGCACGGCAAGGAGAAGGGCGACTCGTCGAAGAAGGCCGATGATGACGACGACAAGAAATCCGACGACGATGACGATGACAAGAAGTCGGATGATTTCCCTCCCAAGAAAGGGGAGAAAGACGATTCGGCGCGTGCTGATGAAATCGTAAGCCTTCGCCAGCAGATCGAGCGGCTCAGTGCCATGATGAAGCCTCGGTCTGACGACGAACATGCAGCCTTCGCGGATGCGCAAGCTCGCGCCGATGCCGTATTCAATGGATTTGGAACTCGTGCTCCTCGTCCTCTCGAGGGTGAAGTCCTCCTGGACTATCGGAAGCGGCTTGCTACCAAGCTGAAGACTCATTCTATTGCTTGGAAGGGCGTGAAGCTTTCCCAACTCCCGGAAGAGGCTTTTGGTATTGCTGAGAGCCAAATCTACGCAGACGCGGATACCGCTGCCGCTAACCCGGTTGATCTGGGAGAGGGTGAGTTGCGGACTGTTACCAAGATCGATCCATCGACCGGAGTGCGGTCGAATGTCTTCTATGGCAAAGAGTCCTTTGTCAAGGCGATGGGTCGTCCGGGGCGCAGGGTTTCTTCTTTCCGTACCTTGCAATCTGTTTAATCTTCTCCCGAACTCTTGAAGAAGGACTAGAGGCATCATGGTAGCAAATATCGCATTCAACCCTTATCTCCAGACTAATGCGGCTGGAATGTTCACCGTTGAGTCCGATGGACTCATTGTTGGTACAGCTTTCCCTGATCCGGCGGCACGCTTCGCGCTTTCCGGTGGCTGGCTAGCGACAGCAGAAACTCTGCCGATGTTCGGCGGAGTGGCCATTTCCGAAAACGTCGCAACGGAGCGGTCTACTGCTCCGGCAACTCCGACACGAGCAGATATTGCGTTGGGTCCTGTAATTGCTCGCGCGACAGCTTACGCGAACCTTACCGGGTTTAGCGTATTTGATCAGAACTATGCGGCGGTGAATACTCCACAATCTCCGGTTCCTGTAGTCGGAAGCGGTGGAATGGTGAATTTCTATCGCCTCGGTTCTGGTGCTCGTGTGGCATTGGCCATTGATCCAACGTTGGTGACGTTGGAAGGTGGTCTTATCACCGCACAAGTTTCGTGGGACTTTACTAACCAGAAGATCATTGCCTTTGCGACAACGGCATTGGCAGTGAAGATTCTATCCATCAAGTCCTCGGGATGCATGGTTCCATCGTACTCTGCTGGAACTGGTTTCGTTACTTGGAATTACAACGGAGCAGCGGCAGTCTGCTTGCTGTAAACTTCAACCTGGACCCAGGCCGGGGCCAACTCTGGCCTAACCTAACCATAGGAGAGACACATGGGTTCGATCGCTCCGGCATTTGTTCAGGTACATCCTTCCTATATGATGCCTGATACACTTATGCCTTATTCCCAGGCTTCTGGGGCGTTTGAGTTGCTTGCCAGTGGCGCGCCACTCATTCGACTTTCTGAGGGTGATCTGTACGCTTACATCAAGCGTGTAGATCTTCGCACGAGGATGGCGGCTGGTCAATCTTCCTATAACCAGTTGCCCGGTGTTTCGTTTGCGATGTCGCAGATCAGTGCTCCAACGTACCTCCTGCGGGTTCGTGCAGAATACGACCACCACGACACGGCGGCGATGGCACGATGGGGTCTCTCAATCGTCGATGCGCATCGTCTTGGAATGCGGCAGGCGACGTTCCAGCTCATTCGGAATGGATTGCTGTACGGCTTCAATCCGGCTAATGGCGAAGGTCTCGTCAATGCCAGCGGAGCCACGGCAGTCAGTCTCCCGGCAGATAGCGCCGGGAATACTACGGTCGTTACATATGATAACGGCCAGATGGCATTCTTCTTGATATCTTTAATTAGTGCCATCAAGTCCAGGACCAATCAACTCGGCATTGGGCGTAAGTTCGTGTTCGTTGGCCCGCAGCGAACTCTCGGTGCCATGGAATATCAGAATATCGTTCAGCTCACCAGTTATCAGCGGGTCGGTGCTGGTTCTACATCTACGGCGGGTGTTGTCAAAGACGTTTTGGAAATGAACGATGACGAAATCATCTGGGCCTATGACGATACGCTTATCGGCAAGGGCGCAGGTGGCAACGACGCGGTGATCATCGTTATGCCTGAGGTGGAGGAGCCGAAAGGTGCGAGGATTAATACCAACGAATTCGCAAAGCTAACTCCTTCAATGACAGCGTGTACACTCCAGCTTTGCGATATGGCGGCTCCACGCGAAATCCCAGTTCCGCTCGCCGGCGGAGCGATCGACGTGCTCGCCGAGCAGCGTGTCACTTCCGGTTGGGCCGTCCGTCCGGAGGCGGTTACTATCGTGACGATGCAGTATCAATAAGTAAGTGTTGCTTACCTATTTAGGGTATCAGTAATATCGAGGCTTCCGGACCAGCTAGGAGGCTTTGATCGGGGATCGGCTTTCGGGCAAGATTCGTAAGCTGGCGACCTTGCTGTGCCGATCCCCTCCACTTCAGTTGCACCAGCACGAATTGACGTGCTTCAAACTGTTGGGGCGACTGTAAGCGTCCGGTGCATTTAGGGAGGAACCTATGCCTGAACTTTTTATTGGGAATGTTTCAAAGCAAATTCAGCAATTTGCTTATCGTGCGCTAGAGCGACCTGGGATCGTATTGCAAACAATTCCTATTGGAGGACAAATTCGTATTGCCCCTAATGGGGCTAGAGCTGATTTAACCATTCAAGAAATTGATTATATTATCGATCAACATAAAACCTATGGAATTGCTCCGATAGATGAATTGGACAATGTATCAAGTCCATTTGGTGGAATTTGTTATTCTATCGGTAAACCGATTTCTGCTGAGAAGCTACGTCGAGCTATGGTTAAGAAGGATGATGCTTTAAAAGATTTTGGGAAGAAGTTGCGCCAGGAAGCGGCGCTTGCTGTGAGTTCTCAAATCGAGGAACAAATTGGTGCTCCGTTGCGTAATCTCGAAATGAGTTTTACTGAGGAAGAGCCAAGGGGTGGTTATTCGGATGATACGGACCATCTGTCCGAAGGTGTCCGTGTAACCCGGTTAGCTGACCATGGACCTCCGACGGCAGAGGCAGGACGACGAGGACGTCGTAGCTAACTGTAACGAGTATTAGGATAATTTCCTAATGGATCCTACTTTTGCAGGATTTAAGCAATGGGTACAGACCCTTATGGGTGTACCTGTAGATCAAATACCAAATGATGATACTCTTCAAGCCGCATACGATGAAGCTTTAAATCTTGCTTATTATCTATTGGCTGCAATTCCTAGTCAACCTACATCACCGTCTATTTATGCATTGGCTGTCTATAATTTAGCTGGATCAATATTGATGGAAATCGCAGTTGATAATCCAAATAGTACGTTTTGGGAAGATCTTCGGAATAAATTCGGGATAAATTCTTTTACTCCTGGTCTCATTAATTCTGCACATGATCAACATACTGGGGAAGGAATGGTGATTCCACCTTCTCTACTTAATGGTCTTACACTATTTAATCTACAATTATTGAAGACTCCTTGGGGACGACGTTATCTTATGTTTGCTGGTCAATGGGGTACAATCTGGGGACTAACAGGGTGAAAATCCAATTGGGGTTTGAAAATGTAACTTACACAACACCACGAAGAGGTAAGTCTGGTCGCTTTGAGAAAAGAAGATTAACAAAAAGTGCTTCAGTAGCTAGAGAGTTAGAAGATGAATTTATGATTGTTGAATCATTTTATAATTTAGATGCAAAACAGATGTTAGTGACAATGCTAGAAGATGCTTATGCTGATGGTATAGAATCTATGACATCTGGTACACCTAAGTCAGTAGAATTAAAAGATACTGATTTAACAACAATTCAGGAGAAATTTAAACAAAATCTTAATAATAGAAGATATGATGGTTTATTGTTCAATACTCCAACTGAACAATCTAAAAAATCTGGAAAACCAAGTTTTGTAGAAACAGGAACATACAGAGATAATTTCAGAGTGTGGAAGGGGAGATAACATGATAGCATCTGTAGGAACCATTCTGCTAGTATTTGGCCTCGTGTGCGCTATCTTGGCGGCAATTTTTCAACCGATCCCGCCTGGAACTCCAGCATGGGGTCGTATTCATCTTGGTTGGCTTGCGATTGCGTTTTTGATCGCCGCCATGATTTTTGGAGGGATAAAACTGTGACTGAACCCTGTTCCCCGGTTAATAGATCGGGAGGACCGCAAGGTAAGGGGAAACCTTTGCCTATTCCGGCCAAGCCGGTATCTCCTGGTGCTTGTTCTAACCCCTCAGCTAAATAATGCCTTCTATATTTGAAACTCTTGGTGCTAAACCCCCTCTTGGGGCTGCTCTTGCGGCAGGGGTCAATACCCTGTCGGTGGATCAAGAGTTATCATTTTCATTGTACAATCGATATGTGTTTCCGTTAGATGGTATGGTCTATTGGCTTAGAGTTCCATCTAGTACTGGCAATGTTACAACTCCTGGTATTCGGACAAGAGCAGGATTTCCACAAACACTAAAAGATAAAGAAGCGAGACAAGTTTCACCTGGGAATTTAGGTGCTGCTGATATAGTGGGAGGTCGTATAATTAATCCATTGTTAGCTTCTGATCAAGGGCTTGCTATAGTGGAATCTTTGTTTGTAGATTTTACGGGTCCGGCGTATTCCCATGTTACAGGAACTACTGTAGAACTTTTACCAGGAGAAAGTATTGATATTCCGGCTAACCTAACGACTGGAGCATGGGTCTGTTCTGCTCATGGAGGCCATAAATTCACGTGTATTCTACAGAAAACTATTACGTCTGTAACATTGCCGACTGATGTACAAGTAAAAGGTTCTTTTCATTATGTAACAGAAATAGAACAAGAAGTAGATTCAACATATGATACTAATGAAGTGATTTTCACTTCTCTTTCAGAAATCCAGGAATTTAATCAAATCGGCCCAGACTTCATGTATGTTTGTCATTATCGTGATTTGATATTTGCATTTTCTGCGCGTGGTCGTTTATATGAACAAGCTGATCTTTATCATTATCGTGGGAATGCACTTTTTAGTAAGAGTGCAACTCAAATTATCGACGATCCATCTCAATTTAATCCTTCGTTGATTGTTTCTAATTCGCTACCAATCTGGTTGTATATGCCGATCTATGTGCCTCCATACCCTGGATTTACTTGCCCTGTTCCTCTTTATCCTTCTTATTTGGTTGATGATAATCTTCCTCCTCCATTTGGTTCTGTACATATTGAGGAAACTACGACGTTAGAAATGAGTCCTTATTATGGGCCACGATTACAGTCTGCTAGCCTGTGTAGAGATCGTGTGAAGATTCATTTGTATGGTGCAGATAATACCGTATCTGATAATTTTGTGGCTTTTGTGAGTCAGTATTCTCGTGATTGGATGACTATAGGAATGGCTAACAGTCCAAATGTTAAGGATGAAAAAGCCAAGCAAGCTGAATTTCGTATTCTTTCTAAATATAAAACAATTGAATTTCTTGTTAACTATCTGCAAGGAACAAGTCGAGATATAGCACGGCAGTTTATCAAACATGCTATCGTTCAGAATCAGCTCCAGTGGATAACTGGTGACTAATAGGAGACTCCAATGCCACAGACCAACTATCTCACGTTATTCACAGCTTGCTATCCGATCCTGGCTAGGGTACAGAAACCGGGTGGAGTAACCGTTGCTACCACTGTTGGAGCCGGTGATGTTCCGAATAAGCCAACTCCATCTACCCCAACTATTCAAATAGCAGAATTCTTTTCGGCTGTAGATGGTGGGACCGTGGTGGAAGAGGCTATTATGGATGAAACTGCTGTGAACGAAACTGATGAAGTAGTAGAGGATGAGGTTGAGGAAGAGGTTGAACATGATGAAAATGGTCATCCCAAGCCTCGCCATAGAAAGCCTCAACGTGTGAAACATCGCCGGTAGAGGTTAAATTTTTGTTATCCTCGAATGAAGGAACGTGAACCATGACCGTTCAAACACAGTTTAGCACGGATCCGAATTCGATTGTAACGGTACACGTTTCAATCATTGAGGCTCCGACACCGATCAACTATCAACGCACTGGAGCATTTGTATCTTTTGGTGCTACGAGCCTGCTCCCTGGATCTACAGTATTGTTGACACAATTTTCTGATTTGAACGTTCCGCCGTCGGATGCTCCTTCTTCCTTACTCCCAATACTTCGTGGGTCAGAAGAAATTGCATCTGTAACATGGGCTGCTGGAGTTGCAACTGTTACAACTACTGACCCAATTCCTGATGTTCAGGTTGGTGATGTTCTAGGAATGGTTCAGTTAGGATTCAGCCCTATTGGTCCAGGGCTAAATGGTTTGAAGACTGTTACAATCGTATCACCTACATCATATACGTATCAAGTTACTCCTGATCCTACCCCTGTAACAACAATGGGAACATACCAATTCTTGAATTCTATTGAATTGTCACAGATGGTGACGACTTTCTTTAGTCAAGGCAATGAAATTGGTGTATGGATTTTGGAACTTGGTTATGATAATAATCCTGATAATAATGTTTCAGCTTTGGAAAATTGGCTTCAACAGAATCCGCTGACTATCTATGGGTTTTTGATGCCACGTAGGTTTGGAAGTGATCCACTTATTTTGGGAAGTGCGACAACTCCACTTTCGTTCACAAATTTGTTAAAGCAGTATGAAGCTCCTTCAAACACGATGGAATACTTCTGGTTAACTGTGACTTCAACAACAATGAATAATCTTTTCTTCCCAGGGCAGTTAGGTTCTGGTGGAACTAAGGGAACAGGGTCAAGTTTCAAAGATGTAATTCAAATGGTTGAAGCTCCTGTTTTGACTGATCCGAATCTAATTCATGTTCCGGCTAGTGGTGTTGATCCTGAAAGATATGAACTTCCTAGTTATCTAGACCCAGAAGGTGAGTTTACTCTTGCTGCGATGTTTTACAATGCTCTGGCTTATAGGCCATCAAACACTAATCGTGTTACTCCTATGGCGTTTAAATTCTTGTATGGGGTTACAGCATATCCTCAAAAGAATAATGGTCCATTGCTTAGGGGCTTCAAATCCGCGAATACCAATTATGTTTCTACTGGCGCGGAGGGTGGAATAAGTTTCACTATGGTTTATGAAGGAGTGACTTTAGATGGTCATGATTATTTTAACTGGTGGTACACAATTGATTGGGTTCAGATCCAAGTAAATCTAGATCTAAGCAATGCTATTATCAATGGATCAAATAACCCATTGGCTCCGCTATACTATAATCAGGAGGGTATTAATTATTTGGAAACCGTTCTTCTTGGTACGATGCAAGATGCCCAGACTTTTGGTATGATCTTAGGCAAAATCCAAATGACTCAATTTGATGGCCCTGATCTTGGTTCGGCTATTAACAGTGGAACTTTTGCTGGACAATGTGATGTAAACGCAGTCCCATTCCTCAATTATACACTAGCCAATCCTGGAGACTACAAAATTGGGGAATACGATGGGCTTTCAACTCTGTTTATCCCTGCGCGTGGCTTTATCCACATTCTTGTAAATGTGGTGGTCACAGATCTCATCTCACTCTAGGAGGCCCAAATGGCTTTTCAATTCACTCCCCCCGGCGTCCTAAATCGGCTCCGGGCTTCCGTGGTTTGGAAACTATTTCCAGAACTCAACGTTACATCGAGTTTTCTTACAACTGAAGGAATTCGATTAGCGTTGGAAGGGAACGCAACTGATTTGCTCCCGGCTATGGTGAGCTTGGTGAGCAGTCCAGCTCCATATCTTGCGGCGTCGATCACGATGTCAGTTGTACGGAGTTCTTCACTTGCAGCTCTGTATCAGGAGCAAATTGAGAATACTACACTTATGGGATTGATGTCTATTTTTCCGGATACGGATGTACTGAAACCGTATATCATAAATAACGTAGCTCTCGAAAGTGTTCGGGAAATGGCCTTTGCTGGAATGGAAGCGGCTATGGTGGTCACAGCGAGAGGTTATTATAACGTCAACACAGGATTCTTTGGGACTTAACGTCGTCGTAAAAGGAGGGTCAAGTGGCAGATATCACGTTAAATAGAAAGTTGAATATTGTTCTAAGCGTAGATACCGACAAAGGGCCAGTTTATATTCACTCTACTCCTATCGGAAGAGAAGCATTTGAAAATAATTATCTTGTAATATCAAGAGCGTTTACCCAAGTCTATACTCAGGGACTTGGTCCAGTCACAGGGCCGCGTGTAGCGGCTCTTTTGTTACGTGATGAAGCTAAGAAACTTGGTGTCTGGGAGCATACTCAGCAATCCCTGATAGCTGAAATCTACCGGTTAACTAATGTGATTGCTTCTGGTGCAGATGGTTGGGAACAGTATCCATTCAATGTAGCGAAGGCGCGCGGGATTTTAGATGCTGATACAATAGCCGAAGTGGAGAATTGTATCATATATTTTATATGCGCCTCGTCGGTTCATCTGAGAGCGGAACTGACAGTGGCGCTGGAAGGCTTGAGCACTCTCTGGGGCGCGCAAACTACATTATTGAATGTTACGGAATATCAACGTTCCTTGCCGATTTGGACTCCGGAAGAGACTACTGGCGAGAGTCTGAAAACGGCCGTGAGTCAATAATTCATAGCTGTTTGACATGGTTAGTAGAAGAAGGGTTTAGTGAATTCTTCGATCAGTTTGAAATAGCATGGCCACATTCTAGTCGATTACAGTGGCAACAGCGATACATGATCGCTATGTGGAAGTCGTAAATGGCTCCGATTAAAATATCAGTACCAACTAATTTTATCGATTCCATGAAGAAGTTCATGGATGTGATTGATAAGACTCAAGTAATAATGAATCAAGCCAGGAGGGTGCAAGTTCCAACAATTCCTTCTCGTCAACCTCCAATACAGATTCAAG